ACGATCTGAAAAATCTCCATCCACAGGCGGTTTGTCTGGTTCATATAGTTCTGACCCATCGCCACATAGGGGCTCTGAATTGCATTGCCTGTAGTGGGATGCTTTGCCAGAAAGCCGTATTCAGTGACTGCTTCCTCGCACTGAATCCACCTGGCCACGCTCATGGCGTACCGCTCCAGAAGCTGCGGAGCTACAAGCACCGCACAGCCACGTTCGTTCAGCCAAGTCCAGGCGGATTTATAGATCTCGCTTGCGACGAGCGTCTTACCGTCTTTTTGTATGGCTTCGAGCATTTTGTTTGGTTCAGGCATTTCAAGGCCTTTGAGATCTGCGGCACCTTGAAATTCCATCACTGTCAGTTTTCTACCGCCGGGATTGCCCTCAGCTATCTTGTCGGCTAAAGGCTTCTTCTTCGCACCCGCACCGATACGAGCGCCGCCACGGTTGGTACCGTCTTTTGCCAAAAATATCACCTCACTTTGCGAGGATGGGGCTATTCCCTCGTTTGAAAGCGCGTTTTTCAACACGAAGCCCCACGCCGCTGTCCGTTTTGAAAAGCTTTAGAGATTTGACTACCCCCACCGGTCACCGCTCTCAGCAGTAATTCGGGAGTGACAGGATTTACATAGAGCCATCAGATTACTCTTTTCATTGCCGCCGCCTTTGGAGAGCGGGAGGATATGGTGGACCTCTTCGGCAGGCGTCAGCTTGCCTTGCTTCTCGCACTCCTCACAAAGAGGATGCAACTTGATGTACCGGTCGCGGATGCGCTTCCAGCTTCTGCCGTAGCGTTTGTTGGACTTGGGGTCTCGTTCATACTGGTTGTACTGTTTGTCAACGACCTTTTGATGCTCGGCGCAGTATTGCTCACGCTCAGCGAGCCGACCGCAGCCAGGGTAGGCGCAGGGACGCTTGGGTTTGTATGGCATAGGTTCACCTCCTTGGACATAAGAAAAGCCCTGCGGGATTGCTCCCACAAGGCTCTCTTAGATTCTATCTTCCTGATTATAATGATATCAGGAGTGGCACGTGTCTTTCAGTGTCTTTTTGTGTCTACTTCATTGGGAGCAGGAATTCTGCAGTCATCCAGTGCCCGGGTGTGGAGCTTATGAATGTAGCGAAGATCATAGCCCATATCCACCGCAATCTTCTCCCAAGAGAGGAAGCAAAGGTAACGCTTCTCCAGTAAGGTCTGGTGCTCCGGATTTACAACAGCCTTGATGACACTCATGATTTCTTTCTTGAGATCAACCAGCACGTCGATGTCATGATTAATATCATTCTGGAGATCAACGATCTTACAGATGGCATCAGCCATTCGGGAGGTTGAAACGCTGGGGTTTTTCGGCATACCCGTCATGACAGACGTGCAGGTCGTTGCCAGATCATTCAGTGAATCAACCTGTTGGAGTTTGGACTTGATACGCATGTCCAGATAACGCGCCTGAGAAAGGTAGGTCTTAGTATTCATAACGCACCTTTTCCTTTCTCAGTTTGGTGATGAGTATTTCTGGATTAACATTCGTCAGGACGCTAAACCAATCAGAACGAAAGAAGCGCTCAATTCTGGCAAGCTCCTGCTCATTATCGTGCAGCCGGTAGTCCTTGACTGCTTGCATAACAATGGCGTTTGCTAATTCTTGATAAGGGTCCATAATCTGTACCTCCGAATTTTTATTTCTCTCGGATTGGCACGGATTGTCGTTGATTGTCTTAGACTTGCAGATTGGCCTTTACAGCATCAATCAAAGCGGCTTGGGTGCTGTCCTTCTTGGATAACACCTTTAGAATCCGCTCGTCGATGGTGTCTTTAGCCACAATGTGCTGCACCACAACTGTTTCGGCATTTTGCCCTTGTCGCCACAGGCGGGCGTTGGTCTGCTGATATAGTTCCAGTGACCAGGTCAGCCCGAACCAGACGATACAGGAACCACCGCTTTGAAGGTTTAAACCGTGACCGGCGGAGGCGGGGTGGATCAGTGCTACGGGTAGTTCTCCAGCATTCCACTTTCGGATACTGTCGGCACTATCCAGTTTCGAAAACGGGACATGGAGTTTTTGTAGACGCTCCGTGATGCGGGCAAGGTCATGTTTGAACCAATAAGCCACAAGAATGGGTTTGCCACCGGCTGCTTCGATGATATCCTCCAGTGCGTCCAGCTTACGGTCATGGATGGTGAAGGTGTCCCTGTCGTCGGTGTAAATCGCACCGTTTGCCAGCTGGCATAACTTTCCCGTAAGAGCAGCGGCATTTGCAGCAGTGATCTCACCCTCCGGGAACTGCAGGACAAGGTCTTGTTTCAGCTCGTCGTAACGCTTGCGCTCCTCATCAGAGAGGCGAACGGTATACTCGCTACTGACCAGTTCCGGCATTTTCAAAAGGTCGGTAGACTTCATGGAAATAGTGATGTCGGAGATCTTGTCATAGATGCGCTGTTCCGCTCCGGGTAGAGGTTTGTAGCTGAAGATGACCTGTCCGTTGCGTTTATCTGGCTGGAAGTAATCCAGTCGGTAGTGGCTGATAAACCGTCCGAGGCGAGCACCCATATCTAAAAGCCTAAACTCCGCCCAAAGGTCCATTAGGCCATTTGCTGAAGGGGTACCTGTAAGGCCGATGATACGCTTGACCTTTGGTCGTACCTTCATCAGAGCCCGGAATCGCTTAGCCTGATAATTCTTGAAGGAGGATAGCTCATCTACCACAAGCGTGTCGAAGTTGAAGGGTAGCTTGCTTTCCTCAATGAGCCACTGGACATTTTCTCGGTTGATGATATAGATGTCAGCGGGCTTTATAAGCGCTGCACGACGCTCAGCTTCAGTGCCGACTGCAACGGAGTAGATGAGGTCCTGGAGATGATCCCACTTATTTGCTTCAGCAGGCCATGTATCCCGTGCCACTCGTAGTGGTGCGATCACTAGAATACGGCGGGCTTCAAAGCTGTCAAACAACAGGTCGTTCAGTGCCGTCAGTGTGATGCTCGTCTTGCCAAGGCCCATATCGAGTAGAACAGCGGAGATGGGATGCTCCTCGATGTAGCGGGTGGCGTATTTCTGGTAATCATGTGGTTCGTATTTCATCAAGAAGCCCTCCAATCTGCTGCTCGTCATCAAGTACATAAACCTTGAAGCCAAGCCCGCGTAGTAATTTGTGCATTGCCAACTGAAGTGGTCTGGGCTTTTCGCCAGGAGCCTTAACTTCAACGAAAGCCATATGACCACCCGGTAGAAGCACGATACGGTCAGGCATCCCGTCAAATCCAGGACTCGTGAACTTTGGTGCAATGCCTCCGGCAGCTTTGACTGCCATAACCAGTTTTCGTTCGATTGCTTTTTCTCTCATTTTCATTCTCTCCATCAGGATTTTTATGGATGGGTTAACCTCGACGCATGTCATATATAAAACTTTTCTTAGAGCTATTTTTTTAGTCCTATAGAGACTTTTTGTATATGACCTTAATCGAGGTTAACCCATAGCCAATTAATTCAAGAAATCCTCAAAATCTCCGTCATCGATCTTAAGCCTCAGCCCTGCAAAGAACCGCTTGTTTTTGACATTGATACGGCCATACCCAGCAGCCTCCAGTGCAGAATAGAAGTCTGTCGTGCTACGGATATACTCATTTGTGTCAATGCAGTAATTGCGATACGCCCGGTAAAGCGAACTGGAACTCTCGCGAAAGCTTGCATCAAGCTCGCATTTCTCCTCAAGAAAATGGCCAAACCAGTCGTTTTGCGACCTGTACTCCGTTATGGCTTGCTGCACACACTCTGGCACAGGAATTTTGTAATCCAGCGCAATGACCTTCTTGGCACCCTCAATCACCCATGCGAGAATGCTCTCGCCAGCGTTCTGATAGAGGTACTCGCCATAGTTCTTGATGTCGCTGCTACCCTCAATCTTGGCGTCGAAGGGTATAACAACCAATCTGCGCCAGATACCGTCATCAGAAGCGCTGACCTTCGGCAGGTGGTTTGTATAGAGCACCAGCGTATGGCAGGGCGTGAAGCTGAATGGGTCCTTGTACTTCTTTTCAGCGAACACATCGTCGGTGGAGCAGAGTTGCTTGACCGTGGAGTCATTGAGCCGAGCGCCTTCCTGTATCTCGGCAGCGATAAGTAGACGCTTGCCCTTAACCTCGGCCATTTCCGGTTTGATGTTTCGGCGGCACCCGACTGTCAGGGTGTCTGCGGAGATATTGCCGCTATACAGACCGAGTACACGGGAGATGGCGTTCCAGAAGGTAGATTTACCGTTGCGTCCACCGCCATAAGCGATGATCAGGGCTTCCACATAGACTTTACCAATGGCGGCGAGCCCGCAGATCATTTGCACGTAGTCGATTAGCTCCTGATTGCTGCAGAAGATAAGGTCCAAACTGTTCTGCCAGATCTGTTCACCCTTGGAACTGGGTGAAACAGAGGTCATTTTCGTGATGAAGTCATCAGGCGAATGCTCCCTGGCCCCGGTCATGCCTTTGCGCAGATCGTAAGTAGCAGCAGGCGTACAAAGAAGAAAGCAGTCTGCATCAAGATCACGCGGCGAGATTTCCAGCATTGGACGGGATTCCTTCAGCGTCGCGGTAATATTCTTTGAGTCTCGTCTGCGAATAGCGAAAGACTGGTACGCCTTGGCTGAAAGGAACGCTCTGTATGCTTCGATCTGTGTGTCGTTCATCAGTGACTCAGCCTTTGCCTTTGAGGCATTCTCGAGAATTTCCTGAGCACCGTTTTCCGTCAGCAGTCGCATCGCTGCCTGTAAATCCTTTGTGGCTTCCTCCAATTGGCGGCGGGTCAGCTCATGAGCAACGGCTTGTGCGCCCGGTTCGCTTTCTTGCCAGTAATGGCTGGTGTAACGGATAAAATGGGTAGCCGGTGAATACCGTAGTTCACCAGAGAAGTATTTCGCCAGTACCTCTGCCTGTCCTACATCAGAGAAATCGCCTGGCATATAGGACGTCGGGTCGTTGTAGACCTCCGGAGAAACATAGCCGTCCTGCTGCTGTACCTTTGAAAAGAAGCGCTGAGCGCTGTGCCATATGGTCATGAGCTCTTGCTCCTCAAGCGGAGGTGAGCATTTTGTAGATTCGTCTAAGAAGCACTGAAAAGCGGCGTCGCTGTCACCGTATTTTTTGATGACTCGACCGGCAAAACGGGACATGGTGGCGTTGCGACTTCCTTCTGGTATGACTTGTGTGGAACGATGGCCATCAGCCATATCAACATCGAACTCTTCGCCCTCCAGAAACTCGCTTAAGTTCATGCTGCCGTTGTAGATTTCAACCTCTGGAGAGGTCGTTCCGAAGAAGAAACGTGCGGCATCCAGCGCCTTGGTGTCGAAGTATGGAAAAATGGCATTGACCAGTTTCTTCATATCGCTGTAACAAGCCGCGTTTGTTACGTGGTCAATGGGAAATAGTACGTGGAATTTAGGTCGAGCGGGCTTGCCGTTTTTCTCGCGCATATTGTAGCGGCTATAATGAACGGCAAAGGTGACACCGGGGAACACCTCCATGACGTCGGCAGGTAGCACCCAATCCTCAGGTTGCTCTGAGTGATCGTTGTCGCAGTCCACCGGTAGGCAATTACTACCGATGTAGTTTTCACCATTCCGATAGCTGTTCCGGTACTCGGCACATACATAGTCATGTCCAACAGCTGCGATCAAAGAAATTGCATCAGTGACCTCGACCTTGTGTGGATAGGAGCAGTTGCCAGGGTTGCCGATGAAGTCGGCGTGATAAAGAGTGAACATCAGTCGTTCACCTCCGTTGCGCCATCCTCCAGCACTTTGATGATGAATTTGAGTGCCGTGATGATTGTTTCAAGCTCGCAGTCGCCACCGAGAGACACCTCTATACCATCTGTGCCATACGGTCCGATTAGATGCGCTTCAATATCAGTGCCTCCAGCGTTCTCGATGCGAAAGTAGGTGCGGCTGCCGTGGCCGGAGTCTCCGCCCTTATAGCCATTGGTGCCAGCCTCGACTTCGAGAACATTTGCGCTGTATATGTCACGACTAAAGGTCGTGATAGTGGTACCGTCGATATTTCTTTCCTTTTCTGTGATAGCGTACATGATTAAACCTCCTCGCAGTTTTCATTAAAGTAGCGTAAGCGGTAGTTCTTCCACTTGGCTCTCTTGATTTC